GTGAATATATTTCTAATGTGATGGATATATTTGAACTTACTTATAATCTTGAAAAGGAATGTAAAACAAATTATATCAAAGTTTATAAAGAGATTCATGCAAAATACGAGGAATTATCTGATCAAAATGGTAAACTGGAAGAGACAATAAGAAAACTTAAATCTCAAAACGATATTCTTCAAATCTCTCTGAATCGAAAACAATATGAGATCGACAAACTCAAAAATCCACCTCCTCCAGCTAAATTTAAAGTAGGACAAAGGGCCGGGAATTTTGTTATCCGCACTGTTACAGAAGATAATTCTTATACCTGTTTTGATGCTAATGGCAAGGTTCAGGGTTTGTTCAAGGAAAAAGATATAGAGTTACTAATGAAGCTTAACCCCAAAGACAAATGAAAGCACTGATCAATAACAAGAACAAATTAGTAATTATTTCAGAGAGCAAAGAGGAAGATAACCTGCTTAGTCGATGGCATGATGAAAATTGGAACAGAGACTTTTTTTATTCTGCTGTGGAATTTCGTAAAAGTGGTAGTATCATTGAACCGGAAATTGATGAAAACAAAGTTATTCACCGTGAGCCTGAAATGATTAAGGAGAACAAAAGTCGTCCTGATCCTCCGAAACCGCCACCTTCAAGAAGTATAATTAGTGTTGATCCTTCGAAAAAATCAAAAAACATGAAAAAATTATTTCTAAGAAAACAAAAAAGCATTGGAGAATTATATATGACTATTATTCCGCCAATGCCACAGAAGAAACAATTTAAAATAATGTTCGAATTACTCAAGAATGCTGAAAAGTATGATACCGAAGGGGTGGAAGAAGTAAGCTTAACCACATTACGTAACCTATGCGGTTATATTGAAATGTATATTGATAAGTATTCGGATAAAACCCATCCAGAAAAGGATTAAGCCTATGACTTGTATAGTAGGATATATTGACAGACAAAAGAGAACCATTTACATGGGTGGTGATTCTGCCGGAGTAGCAGGATTAAAGTTAAGGATAAGAAAAGATCCGAAGGTATTCATCAGAGATCCATTTATTATCGGATATACTTCATCTTTCCGGATGGGTCAATTACTTATGGCAGATGAACGGTTTAATATAAGGCGACAAAAAGATCAGGAATCAGATTACGAGTATATGATATCTGCTTTTATACCGGCCATACAAAAGCTATTCAAAAATGGTGGTTATTTGTCTGTTGAAAAAGATGTATTGAGAGGGGGGAGATTTCTTGTTGGCTACAAGGATAATCTTTACGAAATAGAAGAAGATTTTCAGGTTGCTCAATATAATGATGATTATGCCTCTTGTGGGTGTGGTGCAAACTATGCTTTAGGGTCACTCTATTCATCATCCGGAGGCATTGTTGAAAGGATTAACCAAGCTTTACAATGTGCTGCATATTATTCTGCTGGTGTCAGACGACCATTCAAGATAATCAAAATGGAATATTGAATCTATGATCTACACTCCCAAAGAATATAGCAAGATTTTCAAGTTCGGGAATAAAAAGGTATCTGCCAGGACAATAAAGAGGCGTTGTGCAAAGAATATGTTACCAAAAGGTCATATACCAAGAAAACTACCGGGAAAAAAGGGGATGTGGCTAATAGAGGTAAAAGAAGAAAATGAAAACTAACCTGAATAATTATCATGACAATCAAGATTTATACACGCGCACCGGATGGCTCTCAGGAATATGAAGATATAATCGAGACAGGAGCCACGGAATTAGAAGTCAGAAAACATCATTATTCTACTAAGGAGGAAGCTAATAAGACTATAGGTGACTTAAGGATGCCTGATACAATATATTACGGATTAGGTATGATTGATTCCAAGTTAACAAAAAAGCCATTAGGCCGTATTATACAGATTGTTGGTTCTAATAAAAATAAAATAATTAATAATCTGGTTGTGGTATGGGGTCTTATTGAGGTTTACACAAAAGACACCTTGATTTATAAGAATAATAATACACAATCATAAAGAGAAAAATGGCAAATCATAGTAGTCTTTGCTATCAAAGTATTAAATTTGTAGAAGAAATTAACATAAAGATATATTTGCTAATGAGTAATAAAGTGATGTATTATTATTTATGGCGGAGCAACCCGGGATAATGATGGGCGGCCTTCACCCGGACAGAATAGAGAGAACGAAAAGCAGACGTACAACTGTTTTGGGAACCATGGACTTCATCAGTCTTTCTCTCTGTTCTGGCGGTCGAATTTATAAACGAAATCAAACTGTTACCATGACACGTTCAGAATTCTTCAAGAAGATCGGATTAGGTGCTTTAGCTTGTGTTATTGCCCCGGAAATACTGATCAGTAAGCCAGAAATGGTTTCTGTTCCTAAATCAGAATCTATAGGAATAGATGTCATTAAAGAAATGGCGAAACAACTTGAACTTGTTGAGTATAAACCTTATGTATGTTTTATGAATATTAATGGGGAGATTATTGATATTTTGGATAAAAGGAATGTAAAAATAGTTGATAGATATTTCAAAAAAATGACATTGAATTCAACTAATAAAGAATTCGTAAAGTTTATAAATGAACTACCCTAACATCCATAAGGCAAAACTAACCCATAAGCAGATTGCTAAGGCTCTCGGATATAAGAATGTCAACGCCTTCCGGTGTTCATCAGCACACAAACGACACATGCAGGGAGTGGAGAATATTTTAGAAATCATAAAAATAAACAGTAATCATGACTAAAAAGAAATCATTAAAAACAATTCCAATATCAATAGATCGTAAAGAAGTATTCACAAACTACAATAAACAAATGCAATCCCTTACCGACACGATTACCGAATACGCTAATAAAATTAATACTGAGAAGGAAAGACTTGTTATTGAACGAATCAAGGCAATAATGGGAGAAGATATTGATTTGAAAAAAGAAACTCAAAGAATGTTTCCCAGAATAGCAAGGAAAATATCTCAGATAGATAAAACTGAGGCGTTCTTTTGGAATGACGGAACTGAATTCGGGAAACTTATAATTACATTCTATTCTATTGAAGAAATACCACAGTTTACAGAAGAAGATATGATTATTAAAGTGAATTTTGGATTCAAATATAAATAGCATGGCATCAAAATCAAATTAGGCTATAATAACATATTACTATCATAGAGGTACCCGTTATTTCTTTCGTAATGAAGATAATAACTTTGTTATTACAATGCATGAAGGGCACAAACTCCCTTTCAATATTAAGAGGGGAGATAGATTTATATTAACTATTATTCAATAACTTACGAACTCCTTTTACAAATAATGTCCATTACAAGGACATAATGACATATCACACTGACATATTTTCATAATTGTCCTGTAAATTTGTCAGAAAGCTTTTTTATGGCTGACGGCAATATACTTGAAAGGACATTTTATTCTCTTTCACAGTTTTTCAATAGATACTCCGGCATATATCGGAGTAATCTCAATTTCTCAAATTACCAAAGGCTTGTTGACAGACCGGCATGGCTGTCGCTGGCTAATCCACATGAATACAGACAGGCAGTAGCATCAAACCCGGTTCTTTTTGGATGTATAGACATACTGGCCAGCAGTGCAGCCAGAGGAAAGAAATACCTGGTTGATCTTAATGGCAAAGATATTCCCTGGACTTCAGGAAAGAAGGGAATACAAAATGCCCGGAGGCTGTTTGTGGAACGTCCTAACCCACTTCAATCTACTAAGGAATTCAATATAGAACGTTATTATATGTTCCATACATTCGGTAACAACTATGTTTATCTGAACAATCCTTTTAAGAACTTCCCTACCGACATAACGAACGTACAGACCATGATGAACCTACCCAGTGAATATACTAAAGTGAGGCAGACGGGTAAGCTATGGGACCAGATAGAGATAAAGGGTATAATAGAAGAATATGCCCTCACAAACTATGATCCTGTCAAGAGCTTTGACCCTGAGAATATTATTCATTTTAATGATCTCAATTTATCTAATGTAGGCAATTCTATAATCGGTACTTCCAGGTTCGAGAACCTTCGTTACCCGATAACAAATACACAACTGGCTTTTGAAGCCATGAACGTGCTTCTCAAGTCACGGGGTATGATAGGTATTATAAAAGCTAATACTAAAGATGCTACAGGTACACAGATACCATTGAGGACAGAACAGAAGAAAGAGATTGACGAGACATTTAAACAGAAATACGGCACAAGGGAAGACCAAGAGCAATATCTTATAACCTATACAGATATAGATTTCATAAAGACAGTTATGAGTCCCAGTGAACTCGGCATATATGATGATTTCTCTAATAATGCAATGATTATTTCCAATGGATTTAAGGTCCCGCCAGAGCTTTACAAGACATATATGAAGGGAGCAACCTTTGAAAACCAGTTACAGGCTGTACGCAGGCTATATCAGGATGCTGTTATACCTATGGTAGAAAATGAGGATCTATACTGGACGGAGAGACTCAAGATGCGTAATTATGGCTTCGAGCTAAAGACAGACTTCTCACATATCGAAGCACTTCAGGAAGCATTCAAGGAAAAAGCAGGTGCATTATCAATGAATACGAAAGCGGCAGAGATGGCTTATAATAATAATGTCATTACATGGAACCAGTATCTCGAAATGATAGGATTGGACCCGGTAACTGATGGCAATGTTTACAGATACCAAAGACAGACAGGAAATAATGATTCACAAGATAACCAAAATGACCAGCCATGAGTAAAAAAACCAAGAAGAAACTTACAAAAGAACAAGTAAAAAAGCTCCGGGATGAGAGACAGAAAAAGCTTGATAATAAGGAATTTATAAAAAAATAAGGCAATGGAACATTATGGCACAATGGAGTTTAAGACAAAAAAGGAGCTTTTCAAGTTCCTGGTAGATAACAAGGACAAACTGATAGCACAAAAGAAAGCTATCAAGAAAGAAGCTGATTGTCCGGTTATTATCAAACCGACACTTGTTGTTGATCCTGAAAAGATAGAAGCAGCAAAGGCAGTTGGTAGTACTATTGCTGATTTTCCTGATATGAATTCTATCAAGGTAGTCGCGGTTATCAATACAACCAATTTCCTTGATAACCATATTGATTTACATTTGCCGGGGATATGGAAAAAGACTCTCAGGGATAATAAGATGATTATGCATATCCAGGAACATGATATGGAGTTTGAGAAGATAATTGCTGATGGTGATGAGCTGAAAGCATATACAAAGATTTATAAATGGTCTGAGCTTGGATTTCCATACAAGGGAGAGACGGAAGCACTGATATTTGAATCAGAGATACTCCGTGAACGTAATGAATTTATGATGCGCCAGTATGCCAAAGGATGGGTACGCAATCACTCCGTGGGTATGTATTATGTCAAGATGGACTTTGCTATCAATGATGAAGATTATCCCAACGAATATGAGGCATGGAATAAATATTATGAGCAGATAGCAAATCAGGACTTTGCAGATGAAAAAGGTTATTTCTGGTATGTCCTGGAAGCTAAACTGATAGAAGGATCTGCCGTGCCTATCGGTAGCAACATAGCTACTCCGACACAAAGTGTCAGTGAGGCAGAGGATGTTGAGCAGGGGAAAGAAAGCAAAGGAACTCAGGATGATATTATTGATTACACATTTATCCGTGAGGGATTAAATAAGAAAAAACAGGAGCCGTCAAAATGACACTCCATTTTGAATATAGAGCCGCTATTTAGAGCACTCAAAAATGATAATTGAGCCGGTATAAGTCCACTCAGTTGAACAGATTATTAATATTTAAAAATTACAAAAATGACAAAAGAAGAAAAAGAAAAGCAGGACGCTCTGGATGCTCAGAAAAAAGAAGAAAGAGAAAACCTGTTAAAAGACATTCAAGGACTTATCGATGACTCAACAAAAGAAAATGTCAATAAGAAAGACCTTGATGAAAGGATCGAGGAAATAAATAAAAAACTCGAACCTCTGAACAATCGTGAAGATAATCACGAGGAAGTAAAAGAACTGAAAGAATCAGTTGACAAGCTCATCACAGAAGTCGGGGGACTCTCCGCAGAGATGAAGGCAATAAGAGAAGGTCCGAACAGAAAGGCTGCTGATGCACCGAAATCATTTTATGATGCCCTGATAGCATCCGTGATGGAGAAAAAAGACATACCGGATTTGCTTGTTGACAGGGATGATGAAAATGGTAAACGTAAATCCCTGAAGGATTATTTTACTGAAAAGGGCAATACTACGAGTCCTGTATTTACGGTAAAATATCCTGTTGACAGGCTTACAAGGAAAGACGCTGTTGATATGCTGGAAAGTGAAATTGTCCAGAGCTATGTCGCAACGATACGTCTTACTGAACTTGATCCCCAGAGGGTTGGTATTCCATTGACGATATATCCTCATGTCACTGACTGGATGCTTTCAAAGACTATACGGAGGCCATATATGAGTATTTTGGTTGTTTATACTTATACCGATAATGCAGGAACAAAGACCGAAGGGGCAGCATCAGGAAAATCAAGCTTCCTGCTTAAGACAACCTCATTCAAGGCATTTTATATTGCTACATATTTCACTCTCTCTGATGAGACTCTTGATGATCTCGAAGAGGCAATGGAAGAAATAGCAATCACTGCCCCGGATAAGATACTCGATAAAATCGATGGTTATGTTCTCGGCACTGCCGGTGATGACTCTTCGGCAATAGCCGGATTACTCACAGCAAACAAGAAAACCGATTTTGCAGCTACCTGGGATGGTACTATTGCTGATGCTACTATGGTTGATCTTTTCGCACACATGAAACTCCAGTGTGAAGGGAATAAGTATAAGCCGGATGCACTTCTTTTGAGTCCTACCGATGTTACAATGCTTTCAAGCAAGAAAGACCAGATGGATAACAGTATCAGCGATCGCAGGGTTGTCTATGATAAAATTGGTGAGCCTGTTGCCATTTGTGGTATGAGAGTATTGAAAAGCACATCTATAACAGCCAATACAGCCGTTGTTGTTGATAGTAAACAGCTTATGCTGGGAAAACGCAGAGACATGACTATGGAAATAGGTCATAATGCTGCTGATCTTACAGAAGGACAGAAGACGGTTGTTATTAAAATACGTCTTGCCTTTGGTGTGAGGGATAAGGCTGCTGTTATATACAGTTCGGCTATTGATACTGACGTAACAGCTATTACATCAGCTTAATTTTTAAAATCATAATATAATGAAAAGGAAAATACTATTAATTGTTATGCTGGCTGCCTTCGGGGCAGTCGGCATAGCACAAGTTGACCGCACTGCTGTCATAATGAATGGACAGACAATGCTAAGCAGGCCTATGTCATTCACAGATAACGATACGATAACTACCAGTGATACGACAAACATAACGATACATAACCCACAGGCATATATGCAGCATCAGGTATTTACCTATACGCTGGATTCTGTGAGTGGTGACCCGTCAATCACCGTGATAGCTTATGGTAAAGTGTCATCTGATGGATCATGGACACAAATAGGATCCACACAGACGTGGGATGATGTATCTGATAATCCACAAACGATAAGTTCCACCGCTCCGATAAATTATAATTATTTAAAAGTGGAGTTTGCGGCTAATGGTACTACACAGAAAAGTAAAATTCTGACGTTTGATGTACGTACTGCCAATGCTATGGAGGTACCTTCCAATGCAGGGACGGTTACTTTCTCACGAGCTACATCCGGGACAGTCACCCTGACGAGTGCTGATGATGACGCTAATGCTGCATTGACAGTGGCGGCCGGGGGTACCGGGGCCCTTACGATAGGCGATGCTACCAGTACAACTGCCATAACGTCAAGTGATTGGGCAATAGGCGCCACAGGTGCAATGACAGGCATAGGAGCTATTACTGCCGATGGATTGATAACCGCAAATGCCGGGGTCACACTCGGTGCCGGGGATGATCTCATCGGTTCATCTACCTCTGATATTACTATTAATACCGATAAGTTTACTGTTGCTGGTGCAACGGGAAATACTGTCGTGGCCGGGTCTTTTGACGTGGATGGAATAGTTACTACTGATTCAACAGTTTCTATTGGAGGATGGGGATATACCGGGGAACATGTCATATTGCCGGAAGCATCATCAAACACTAATGCGGGACTTGGTAATTATTCAATGGTTGATTATTCCGCTACGGCAGGAAAAGTATTTGCCGGGACATATTCGAGAATGCTTGCAATGACGACAAACCAGACCAATCAGTCGACAATGGTAGGCACTGAGAGCCAATTCCGATTACGGGATGTCAATATAGCTAATGGTGTCCATGCAGGACTTTGGGCGTATGCCGAACAGTCAGGTACCTCCGTGTTGAGTGGCAATGGTACTTTTGATGCTATATCCGCTACAGTGGAATCAGCATCAACATTTACTGTCGGGGCGACAGAACATGTGACGGGTATTACGGTTGACGCATCAATAGATGCCGGGGCTTCCATTGATGGTAGTGCTAACTATTCAGCCGTTTATATAAAATCGAATGGGCTGGATTGGTTTTATGGTATTAACATTGAGGGTGTTGATGATGACATCTGTTTGCAGAATGATGAGACGATCACAAACTCTACAGATGGGACGGTAGCAGTGTCCGGTGTTCTCTCTGCAAATCTACGTGCCGCAACGGTTGTTGTCAATACTGATGAATCTGAGACATTGACGGCAGCTCAGTCCGGCGCATTTGTCACTTTTGACGGTGCCGGTACGGCTACTATTCCTGATCCCTCCTCAGCAACTATCGGGGTGGTTTATTATCTATTACAAACTACCGATAATAACCTGACAGTTACTTGTACTACAGCAGATAATAATGCTATTATATGTAACGGTGTCGCTACAAGTGATAATGTGACAATATCAACATCCGATCATAAGATTGGTGCAGGGATGGTTGTTAAGGGTATTTCGGCAACAAAATGGTATGTAGGGGGATTAAATCCTGAAAGTATATTAACTCCTGAAGCAGCAGACTAATGGAAGCAGTAGCAAAAAATCACACAAAAAAGAGATTTCATGGGAGGCTTGGGACCCTGATGGTTAAATGTGGGGCTGCCATCCCTCTCAAGGAATACGAAGCTCTCCTTGCTTTAAAAGAAAAAGAGGAGAGAGAAAAAGCCGAAGCCGATCGTTTGGCTGCCGAAAAGAAAGAAGCCGATAAAATAGCTGAAGCTGAGAAGGCTGCAAGCGAGGAGGTTAAGGCTGATGAATCTACACAGGACCAGGTGAAAGAAGGACCTGATCAGGGAAAAGAGGAGCAGGAAAAGGTCAAATTGGCTAAATCTGCTATAAAACCAAAGCCAAAGACTGCTAAGAAACCAGCAGTAAAAAAGAAGGTGGTAAAAAAACCTGCTGTAAAGAAAGGTAAGAAGTAAATGTCATTCATTAGCAGTTCATATTTCACAGGTGAGATACTCATCCCGAATGCTTCTACGGAAGCACAACTAACACAGGCGATAACTCAGTACGAGAAAGAAATACTTATCAAACTGCTGGGTTATCCCCTTTATACATTATTACAGGCTGACCTGGATGAGAGTGATGATCCTCAAACACAGATATATACCGATCTTGTTGATGGTGCGGAGTTTACGCATACTTTTAATGGAGAAGAATATACTTTGAAATGGGGAGGGCTACGAAACACGGCTAAGATATCATTGATAGCATATTATGTCTTTTACAAATTTGTGGAACGCGATGTTGCCAGGTATCATGGTACAGGCTTCGGATTAGCCTCAAAGGGAAAGGATTGGGAGAGGGCTTCGCCCCTATATAGGATATGTGATGTGTGGAACAGGATGCGGGAGCTTTACGGGAAGATACCATACCGTTATAAGGATTGGTATAAATACCCTGTAAAGGGTGAAGACCTGGGATATGTATTCGATATAGAACCATCGGCTTATAACTTTCTTTATGCTAATAAGGACGATTATCCTACCTGGGTATTCACTGCCTTGTGGGATATAAATGCCTTCGGAATATAACATTTTAAAACAAATATTATGATTCTTAAATATAATAACGAAACAGAGGAGCTGCTCGCACGGGGTGGTACATTTGATATAACCGGTACAAATGCTGTTACCAATAAACAATTCTATGGCTTTGATGCTGATGCAGGTACTGTCCTTAGTGCAATAAAAGGTGTGGCAATTGGAACAGCTGTTACTACACTTGCAGCAATAACATCGGCAGAGGTTGATATATCTGCCCTGTTACTTACAACGGTGACGGATCCTCTTTTGGCAAAATTCTACCGGGTTGACGGGTATATAATAACATATATCAAACTAACATCCGGGACACTACATTGCTATAAGACAAAGGCACAAATAACCGAATAGCATGGCATCGGGAAGGCTATCTGTCAGGAAAGAGATCAGCAGGCGCAGCGAGGAAATAATCATCGATACAGAGAATATAATTGATAAGCTGTCTAAATTGGAGTCATTTGCCAAAGAGAAAAGCCGTCCGCATCTGCATTATCATGCTTTTCATAATGACTTACAGACATTTGTTGACCAGTTCAAAAGGATGCTGAGATGATAATAATAAAGATAAACAATAAGAAATACAGGGGTGTTTATAGCTGGGATGATATAACACTTCACCAGTTCTGTGAGCTTGCATCAATAGAAATGCCTGAGTCGTATAAGTCATTTATAGAAGCCGATATTCAATATGATGATAAGAATACAGACAGCATCAATAAATATGTTGACCTGGTCCTTAATATCAGCAAAGAGGATTTAAGCGAACATTTTCCAAAGTATTACCGGAAAGTTATCGGGGTGCTTACCAATATCCCTGAGAAGGTGATCATGAGTCTGCCAACAGATAAGATCAATGAGATATATGAATATTATTTCAAGCCATTTGTTGTCTCGCTGATCTATCATAAACCAATGGTTCATATCATGGGCCAGCTACAGGATTATGAACCTGAGAATATCACAGAATTTTTTATGATAGGGCTAAGAAGGTTTTACCTGCCAAAAACAGTAAATATTATGGGACAGGATATCCCACTCAGGGAGGAACCGATAGTAACATATACAGAAGCCTCGGATATTCTTAAAGATATCAAGATGACAAAGGATGATATTACAAGGCTTGCATATTTCATGGCTATCTATTGCAGGAAAAAAGGAGAGAGATATAATGAAAAGAAAGTCATGAAAAGGCAGGAATTGTTTATGAAGGCCCCCATGTCTGTTGTGTGGACGGTTTTTTTTTACACTCTTCGGCGGCTCAGCTCCTCTATACAAGCCATCCGGTTATTTGGAGGGCTCCCAAAGACAATAAAGGAAATAGTAGAACAGGCCCGAACC